GACGGCGACCGTGCCGTGATTTGCAGCACTTACCCGTGGGACGTCAACGCGTACATTGGCGTTTGGTGCGTTTGTGACTCACAGTAAGCAGAAAGGCGGCGGCGAAAGCCGACCGCCTATATTCCAAAGATTAAAGAAAGGCAAGGCGGCGTAAATGGAAAACGCGAAAGAATACGAAGCAAAATATAGCGTGCCGCAAGTCGTATTAGATACAAAGGCAGACTATACACATACAAAAGCACATCAAGCGGCGTATGATTTTAGCGTATATCTTCACGATAAAATGAAGAAGTTACCACATTACGAAAAGTTTACGTTGCAACAAGAGATCCGCGAAGCAATCGACCTTATATTGGACGAAATAGAGCAATACGAAATAACAAAAGTTATTTCACACCTTTACACGGCGGATCGTGCAAAACGACGGCTTATGCGTAAATTACGACTTGCTTACGACCTTAAATATTCAGCGATAAACGAAGACGTTTTGTTTTATTGCGCTTCACAAGTCGCGATTATCGGGGCTTTAATCGGCGGACTTATCAAAGAAGCAAAGGAGAAAAAGCAGGGCGGAGCGTAAAGCGACCGCCCTTTTACTTTGGGGCAACCGTTATTACCGTATCGTCGGGCGTTGCATTTCCGCGCGCTTCACGCGTTCATTTGCGGCGGGAATTGGAACAACGGCGTCCACGACGGCGACCGTGCCGTGAATTGCAACAATTACCCGTGGAACGTCAACGCGAACATTGGCGTTTGGTGCGTTTGTGACTTTTGGAACTTTTAGACGGCGTCTTGTCCGCAAGCGTCGCAAGGGCTTTTGTAAAAGTCTTTTTACAATGAGTCAGACGGTTGTAAAGAGCGTTTAACGCTTCCCGTTCCGGCTGCTGCCGGACAAAGATAAAAGAGAACCGATCGAGAAGTAACCCATAGCAAACGGCGCAGGGCGAAACGCGACACGGACAATTTTTAAGAATATGAAAACAGAAAAACACATTTTAGACGCGATTTGTACCATAGACAACGCGATCAAGGCGTATAAAAAGGCGCGAAAGTGTAAAAGATACCGTCCCGAAGTGTTAAGGTTTGAAGCCGACCGCGAAATCAACTTGTTAAGAGCGATTGCGGATATTAGAAACGGCACTTATCACGCGGGGCGGTATTATGTTTTTAAGGTATTCGAGCCAAAAGAACGCCTTATTATGGCGTTGCCGTTTTATGATCGAGTAATCCAACACATGATCGTAAACATCATTGAACCGATTTTTGAAAAGCGATTTATATTTCATTCTTACGCTTGCAGGAAAGAAAAGGGCGTACACGAAGCAAGTAAAATTCTTTCGCGTTGGCTTTACAATATGCAAGTAAAGCAGGGAAAGAAGATTTACGCAATTAAAGCCGATATACACCATTATTTTCAAAGCATAGATCACGAAATCTTAAAAGCGGAGATCCGGCGTTATATATCCGACAAAGACGTTTTGAAAATATTAGATCACATTATAGACCACAACGGCATTTATCCCGACGGCGTAGGTATTCCGGTCGGAAATCTAACGTCCCAACTATTCGCAAACGTATATTTGAACATATTAGATCATTACATCAAGCACGATTTAGGCGTCCGTTATTATATCCGGTATATGGACGACTTTATTATTTTGGGCGAAGATCCGGCAGAACTTCGCGAGATTTTGGAAAAGATCGAAAAGTTTGTAAATGAACGCTTACATTTAGCATTAAACCCGAAAACAACGATCCTTGCAGCGAAAAACGGCGTTGATTTCGTAGGATATAGACACTTTCCGGCGTTTATAACGCTTCGCAAGCAGGCAACCCGCAGGATCAAGAAATTATTAAGGGCATTTGAAACCGGAGAAGTTGACGAAGAACTTTTCGACCGTTCTATCGAAAGCCGGATCGGACACGCGCGACACGCCGACACGTTCAAATTATGCGAGGAACTACGGGCAGAAATCGACCGAGTGAAACTAATAACAAACGGGCGTTTTGATTGTGTAATATGTGAGTAAATCAAGGAAACACAGAAAGGAAACCGTAACATGAACGAACCAATTATGTTTACACCGCAAGACATAATAAACGCTATATTAGCAATTTGCGGGGCAATATCGGTCGTTGCAGGAGCAACCGCCGTTATTGTAAAGTGCATTACCGCCCTAAAGAAGCCGAACCGGAAGCAAGACGAGCGGTTGGACGCATTAGAAACAGATATGAAGATCGTAAAGGACGAAATCGACCGAGAGCGTCAGAAAATAACGCAAAGGTTTATTGACGACGCGGCGCATATCGACAAGATCGAAGAAGCGAACGTCGTAACACAACGCGCCTTACTTGCGCTTTTGTCCCATTCGATTAACGGTAACGATATTGAGAGTTTGAAACGGGCAAAAACAGACCTTGAAGATTATTTGACAAGCAATTCAAAGTAACAAGGCAGCGGGGGCGGGGAATATGGCTATTTTGGTTTTAATTATAGGTTTAATGGGCTTCGGGCTTTTATGTGCCGGACTTCTTGCGGGCATATTCGCACTTGCAGAAGTAGGAGAAGCCCAAAAGAACGAAAAGGGTTAAGAAATGACAAAGAAAAGAAGAAAGAAGCCGGAAACGTCAAAGATCCTTTTGATCGTATCGGACACAATAACCGGAATTTGTACCGTCGCGGCAATAGTCGCGGTATTTGCGATTAAGGACACAACGCCGCTTATATATCTTATTCCGGCGGCTTACGGGCTTTCGGCAACGTCCCACGGTTTCTATTATTGGAAAGCAAAAGCGGAAAACTTAAAGAAATTCGGAAGATCCGACGCGATTACGGCGGAAGATCCCGAAGAAAATAACGAAGTATGAAAGGGGGTATAACAAAATGACGGTAACATTATTTGCAACTATTCTTACAATCGGGGCAATGGCAAACGCGCTTTTGACCGAAGCGATCAAGAAAATGTATTCAAACGCGGGCAAGGAATATTCGGCAAACGTTGTCGCACTTGCAGACGCAATTATTATCGGCGGTTTGGGAACGGCTGCCGTATATATGCTTATGGGTATTCCGTGGACGGTCAACAACATTATTTGTTTAATTCTTATGACCGTTGCCGTTTGGGTTGCTTCAATGGTTGGTTATGACAAAGTTATTCAGTTAGCAAAGCAGATCGAGAAGATCGAACCGACTATCAAGCAGGAAACAGAAAACGAAGCAGATAGAAAGGAAGTGTAATTTATGGCGGTTTATATCGGATCGGCACGAATTGACGAAAGAGGAAAGGCGGCAGGCGGAAGCGCAGGCGATCAGAAGCAGGCAGGCGCGCCGGACTATTCCGGCGAAGTATCGCAGCAGAAGTTTTATATACATTCTAAAGGGTGGTATATTCTTCGGGCAAAAAGCGCGGATATTGCCTTAAAGATTGCGGCGGCAATGATTACCGCGTGCAACAATAAAAATATCGGTTACGATCAAAACGGACGTTTAGGCGTTATCACTTACGGAACGGGCGCAAAGATTAAAACCGAGTGCGATTGTTCAAGCCTTGTTCGTGAGTGCGTAAGGGAAGCGGCAGGCGTTGACGCCGGAAACTTCAACACCGGAAACGAAAAGAATTTGCTATTAAAGACAAATCTTTTCAACGCCCTTTCTTATTCTTCCGGCATGACACTTTACACGGGCGATATTTTAGTCACAAAAACAAAGGGACATACCGCCGTCGTAACAGTAGGAGCGGCAAGGACAAACGCCGGATCGTCTTATTATCCTACTTACGCCGGATCAACAACAAGCATTGTTGCCGCCCTTGCAGCGGTTGGCGAAAAGGACACAACCTATACACACCGCGCGAAGATTGCAGCAGCAAACGCAATTTCCGGTTACAAGGGAACGGCGGCGCAAAATACAACAATGCTTAATCTTTTGAAGTTGGGACGCTTAAAGAAAGCGTAAACAATAAAGGCAAGAACCCGCCCGCGACGGTTCGGAAAGCAAAGCGCGCCGAACGTTACACGGATAAGTCGGGCGGCTTGCCTTTCATCAATCAAAGAAAGGAGTTTTACAAAATGGCAAAGAAAACCACAAAGGAAGCAGAAATCGAAGCAGCAGCAAAAGAGGAAGTGAAAGCCGAATTGCAGCAGGCGCAGGAAGAAGCGCAGCAGGCAGCGGGCGAAGAACCCGCCAACGACTCCATGAACCCGCCGGAAGATCCTAAAACGGGACACCTTGACGCCGAACAGTTGGCAACATGGAACAAAAAGGATCTTGTAGACCTTGCGAAAGATTTAGAGATCAAGGGCGCGCACGATATGAGCAAAGAAGATCTTATCGCGGCGATCGTTGCGGTTGAAGTCGAGATCCCAAGCGAGGAAGAAGCAGGCGCAGAAAACCCCGAAGATTTGCAGCAGGACAACGCAGACGATAACGCAGACGATAACGCAGACGCGGCAGCAGGAGAAGACGCGCCGGACGTGGACTTTAAAAAGGGGCAGGAATACGCAGCAAAAGCCGTTATGCCACTTTATGACAAGATCGGCGGCGAAGTGATCGGCAGCGTTTACAAAAACAACAAAGTAAACGTAAAAGACGTAAAGAAGCAGGACGGCAAAGTTTGGATCGAAACCGATAAAGGCTTTGTCGTAGGAGCAGGCGAAGCAACAATTTACTTTGCTTAATGGCAGGCGAAAGACGTTGCCGTGATCCTTGCAGATCCGGCAGCAAAACAATATTTCTTTTGGTCTTTAAGGATAAATCACATATCACGAAAAAGCGGGGCGGGCTTAACTTTGTTTTGTTCGCTTCGTTTTTTATTGCCGAAATACACAAAATAATATATAATATCACGCGTTACAACAAAAAGAAAGGGAAAATAAACCACAATGAATTATAACGACGATATAGAAAAGATCCTTGCAGGAATAGACACGACGAAAGAACCACCAACGGAAGAACCCGCAAGACAATATTATTTCATAAAGAAAGCACGCGAGATCGTAAAGAAAAGATCCGAGGAATTAGGACGCCCGCTTTTCTGTCATACTGTAACTTTCGGTTGTCAAATGAACGTAGTATCACAGACGCCACAAACGGCGTAAATAAAGCATTTTCTAATTTGCCTATAACTTGCAGGGCGACGGAAAACCCGCCGTCCTTTTTGATTGCAAAAATATTTTCACATATTGCGCAATAAACTATTGACATATTACGCAATATGTATTATATTATAATTACCGAAAGGCAATAAACCACACAAGAAAGGATAAACCACAATGAACGAAGCAAAAGAAAAAGCATTAAAAGCATACAAAGAAGCAAAAGCAGAGGTAAACGCAGAATATAACGAAGAAAACTTCAAGAAGTTTTGCGACGCAAAAAGAAATTGTATGTTGTTAGGGGTTAGGATCTAACCCCACAAGGCAAAGAAAGGCGGGAAGATATGCAGATCGAAACAGTAAGAGAACTTAAAGGCTACAAAGTACAGAGATACGCCGGAACACACGGTCATTACTTCGTAAACATCAGAGAGGGCAAAGGCTTTCGAGAGTTTCACACATTCAAAACCATAAAAGCGGCGGTCGAGTTTATCGAAAAGGCTTTATAATTGCAGCAGGGGCGGGCAACCGCCCCGATCATCAGAAAGGCGGGATCTTATGACGTTAGAAGAATTTTACGCGGACGAAGCGGCAGCAGCCGAAGAACAAAGAAAGACAATGTATCGTTGCTTGACTTGCGGCGCAGCGTTTACCGGAGAAGACGCGAAAGAATACGACGAAGTGATCGGCGAGCTTTGGGGAACGCCCGCGCTTGATACGTTTAGACTTTGCCCGCATTGCGACAACGAAGACATTGTTAAAATGCAGGGCGGCGAAAGAAAGTATAAAATATGGGGCGGCAATATTGAAGAAAAAGACGCGCTTTATATTTGGGCGAAAGACGCCGACGAAGCGTTCCACAAAATCGCAAGGGAAATCGACAAGACGGTTACGTCTACACAATGGACGGGCGAAGAATACAAGCAGGAAAGGGGCAAACAATGAAAGATATATCAAAAGTTGAAGCGGCAGCAGGCGCGGCAGATCCGGCAGCAGGGCAGCAGGACAAGCCCGTTTTTAATCAAGTCGCATACATGAACGAATACAACCGAAATAATTACGACCGCGTAAATTTAACAATGCCAAAGGGTAAAAAGGCGGTCGTAAAAGAAAGGGCAAAAGCCCTTAATAAGAGCGTGAACGAATATATTAACGACCTTATTAACGCAGACCTTGAACAAAAAGAAGCGGGCGGAGAATAACCGCCCGTTTATTTTGCCTTTATGTTCCCTTTTTCTACACCGCAACGCCCCAAAAACTACACTTTATATATAAATCGTGCTTCAAGTCCGTTTTTGAAAAGTATAGAAGCAACGCGCCCGTTTTTAATCTCGATCTTTTCTATTATCACGTTTACAAATTTCTTTAGCGTTTCATTGCCTACGATCGGGGCGAAATCACTATAAACAATCGGTTCGCCGGATTGGATCTTATACGACAAAAGAAATTCGCTTGCAGATTGCACGAAAGATAATTCCGAAACATCATTAAACGCCGCTTCTTCCGCGTCCGCTATTTCGTTATTAAGGCGGGTCAAATCTTCTTCAAGGCTTGCCCGCGTTGTTAAATATTCCCTTTCGTCCATTGCTTCGTCGTCAAATAAATACGCCTTTTTAAGTCGTTCCATAGCCCGGGTTATTTTGTCCGCTTCTTTACGCTTTGCAGCAATAGACGCGCCCTTTTCTTTGCTTTGGGGCAGCGGGGCGGGAATATATGAGGAAGCAGACCGAGAAACACCCCGCAGGGCGTCGAATATTTGACGAAGTGATCCGCTATCAATCGCGGCAATATCCAAAAACGGATCGCCGCTTAAAAGCCGCCTTTCGACTTCTTCAATTCCCGCGTTGCAGATCTTCCGGCGGTCGTTAGAAACACCGATCAGATTAGAAACAAAATTGAACACGAACGACCCGACAACAATATCGCTTGTATTTGCAGCAGAACACGCCCGTTTTTGCGTCCTTGTATAACAACGATAATATGACGGCTTAAAACCATTTAGGCGGGTTTTATCCGCGCCCACACATTGAAAGAACGCCCCACAATCGCAGCAGACCAAAAGACCCGCGAAAACGTGCGCATAACGTCTTTTATGTGTCGATCCGTTCAAATGGCGGGCGGTATAATTTGCGGACATTTGCTTTTCGACACGGTCGAACAATTCACCGGACACAATCGGCGGGAAGACGTCTTTAATATAAACGACTTCTTCTTCCGGTTTCTTCTTCCC